ATCCATGGAATCCGCCATATTTCCTGCTCCGCCACCAGACGCATCCCCAAATATTGCTGCCGTAAAGGCTTTAAAGTACGCCGCAAGGGTCTGCAGCTTTTCCAGGATGGTATTAATCACCTGGATTACTGGGGTAAATGCATTAATCAGCCCCTGCCCGATTGTTGCCCTCAGTGCATCAAACTGCAGGGATAGGATTCTAACCTGATTAGCCCATGAACCGCTTGTCCTGGCAAAGTCACCGGAAGCATCTGAGAGCTGCGACATTACGAACCGGTAACGCAGCATGACCTTTTCCTGCTCGGTCATCTTCGCCGTGGTTTTACCAAACCCATTGTTCATGGCATACTGGTCAAGTGCCGTCTGGGTCATGACCACGCCCAAATCCTTAAGGGATTCCGTCTCCCCGGTGAAGATGCTCTTTAGTTTTGTATAGGCTTCGTCCTGCGAAAGGTTATAGAATGATGCAACATCACCCGTAAGGCCCGTTATGGCTGCCGACATGTCGTATCCGGCCTTTCCTGTTATGCCGAATGACTTTGCCATCGCCCCATATGTACCCATGTATTTCTTTGCCATTGTCTCCGACAAGCCAAATGCTTTTGCTGCATCTTTAGCAAATGCATCCACCCTGCCGGACATGGAGCCGAAGGTGACATCCACAACGTTCTGCACCTCGGTTAGGTTACTCCCCAGTTCGATACACGATTTTCCGAATGCCACTATGGCCGCGATACTTAATACCGATGCCAATATGGCCCCAACCTTTTTCCAGGAGTTTGCTATCCTGGCTGTCTGCCGCGCAATCCGGTCCGTAACCTGCGCCGTCTTGGTCTGCACTTTTTCCATCTGTTCCTGATATGGCTTCGTGTAGGCTTCTATGATAACCTTGAGTTTTTCAAGTGTTATTCCGCTTCCGTCCGTTATCCTCACCACCTTCCTGCGCTATATTGTCAGCTTAACCCACGCCGCTTGCGCATCTCGTTATATCTTACGGCATATTCCCTTCTGGATATCCGGGCCTGTTCCAATGCTTCTGCCTTTTGGCGTCCCTCAAAAGCTATTCTTTCATCTGCAAAAAGGGAAGGGTATGTGTCCCATACACGCGGGATTTTGATTGTCTTATCAGTATCGTAAGGAAGCTGAATATACATCCCTATCAAATCTGCCAACTCATAACGCGCTGCAATTTCATCCCTCACCCTTCTTCGCTCATTGCGGGCATACGAATCCATAAGGTCCCGGATTTCTCCCAGGGAATACTCCCAGAAGTCACTAGGACTTATCCCACAGTCAAGCGCAAGAGGATACAACCCATAGATAAGGTCGGATATAGTTACATCTCGTCCTTTAGGTCCTCCCTCTTGTCCATCACGCTCTCCCTCTGGTTCTCCGTAAAAAAACCGCTTACCAGCATGATTTCCATGATGACATCAACCATGAGGTCCATCTGGGTCCCGCCCTCATCCGCATACTGGCCATACAGAGCCTGTACATCCTTATACTTAACACCGTGTTTCCAAGGTGTCATGGCTGCCTGGATAACTGTCAGCATGATTCCCAACTGCGGTAATCCCCCACTCTGCATAATCAATGTCACCAGATTGCATCGGAACTTTTCCTCCAATTTGCAAATCTGCTGGGTGGTAAGCTTAAGCTTGTAATCCTCTCCACCCACAGTCCAATATGCAAAAGCCTTTCTTCTGTTCTTAAGTTCCTCGACTGTTTCAACCTTCTTCTCGGCCTCGTTCTCTTCGTCCATTCCAAACTGTCCCATATTCCATTATCCTCCTTATTCCGGGTCTGTTACTGTAAGATCACTCTGTAATGATATCGCCAGATTAAACTCAATCACGCCATTCACTCCTCCGCCTGTCCTCTTGACGGACACTTGGCCTTCAAACTCCGTGGTGGTTCCATCGACCAATGTTTCCTGGAAGGATAATACCTCACCAGAATCCTGTGCCGCCCGCATCACACGGTATGGGCAATCAGCCTTTGAATTATCATACTTAAATTTGTATGTAATATCACCAGCATCACCAATGCCATTTTCATATTGCTTGTTTTTATCTGTCAGACAGGTATTCTCAACTTTCTCCGGATCAATCCCCATCTCGGGGATTTCCTTCAAACCCGGTAGGTCCGTATAAGTGGACCCGACAGATTTTTTATATCCCAGCTTTGCTCCATTCGCTAACATTTATTGTCTCCTTTCTTACATGTTGTGGTAGACCTGCCCGGTCTCCACGTCAATCACCATCTCATACCGCATCTGCTTATGCTTCCTTCCGCTTGGGTCATCCACATCCATACATTGTGACCGCAGTAGCCCAAGTTTTGCGATTGCCGCATCTACAGCCACTGCGGCTGATGATGTACTCTTGCGGTGCCAGATGTCAACGCGGTATCTGACATAGGCTTTCTGTTCCTTCATATCCGTATACTCTACAACCTTGTTATCCTCTTCCATATACTGGATAGCCAAATCCTTCTCCCAGTCTTTTGGATAACTGTCTGTCACGTTGTCTGTAACAGACAGCAGGGCTGCGTAAACCTCGTCCTTAACATTAATCATTATCTACACACCTTTCTCAACTCGCGTTTCAGGGCCTTCTCCATCCTCTCCACCACCTTGTCCTCATTATCCTTCAAGGCAGGATACATGAATGGCTGCGCCGGTTGTCCTGTACACTGGTAAAACCGTCCATCCGGTGTATCAATATAAAACCAGTGATACTCTTCCGCTGCCTCCTTATCTATCTGGCTTTCATGTATCCACCAGGGGGACATGGTATAGGATGGGTTGACAACCGGGGATATTCCTGCATGGTCTGCGGCACCTTTAGGGCCGGTTCCCATCTCAACATACATGGCGTAGGCTTTATTGGTATAGATGGTTCCAACCACCCGGTCAGCCACGCTCTCTGCCATTGACTTGATGCTGTTTCTCAATTCCCCCTGCCGGACAGGACACAACAGTTTGGCTTCGGCCTGTATACGTTTGGCCTGTTGTCCCACAAGCCGCTCCATTTGCTGGTCGCATACCTGCTCCAATGCCGCAAACTTCCTTTCCAGTTCCTTCTGGCCTTTAATCACAGTTTTTCCACCTCCAATGTCAGGAACCGATACGGATATATGGCAACCACCTTATAATCCGGCCCCGCATCACCAGTTACATACAGGCATATCCCATCGTTAGCCGTTATGACTGGGCCGTCCTTGATTGCATAACTCGTCTTTCCATCTCCGGGTATCTCCTGGTAATCTCCCTGTATTCTCAGGTTACGGATATTCGTCAGCCGCTGCCCATACATCTCAGCCTGTACTTTCCCACCTGCGGGCCACTCTTCGGCCTGGAAGGATACAGCAGGGCCATACTCAATGTAAGAGCTGCCCTCGTTATCCTTTTTGGGTATTGCTGCCCGGTGATGGTATGTCCCCAGCCTGCTCCGTCTTAGCCTCATACGTCCTGCCTCCTATCCTTGCCAGCCTATACCTGTCCAGCGTGTCATAGATGTGCTTTGGGGCATTGTCAAAACTGTAGGATTCCCCTCCGCCGCTCCGGCTGGACTCGCCTTCCGTCCCCATCCGGTTGAGGGCTATGACTGCCAAATCACGCACAGCCTTTTCCAGACCTGTCACAATCCTTGTGCGGCCTGTATAGGACAGCACGAAGGCAGTGGCATCCTCCAGCAGGAGGGAGAGCAATACCTCGTCACCCTCCCCGGTCAACTTTTTCAGTCTTTCGATATCAGTCATCCATGGTCACATCCTTAAGGACGGCCAGCAGTTCCGCCTTGGTCAGGGAGCTGGCCCCTTCTATCCCCTTTTCCTTCGCCAGGGCTTTTAACTCAGTAGCAGACATTTTATCGTGAGATTTATCCTCAGGCCCCGCCTCTTCCGCCGTACTCCCGATTTCCTTAAACCCCAAGGCTTTCAGCTTGTCCGCCTGCGCGCCGTCTGCAACCCGCTCCACATTGTCCTTAATCAGTCTCATAAGCTACCTCCTTACCCCTCAGATGGGGCAGCATCCTTGATACTCAGATAGATGCTGTCCAGTTTGTTATCCAGCACCCAGATGTCATGGAACCTCCGGTAATCCATCTGCCATGCATTCAGTTTCTGGTTGATGGTCGGGTCAAAGATACGCATGATATCCTGCTTGGTGACCGCAATGGGTGTTGTACGCGGGCAGACTAAGAAGTTGATATCCTTCGCTGTGGTTCCCTTCACATAGCCGCCCTGTTCCTGCCCTGTGGTTTTACCATCGTAGATAGTAATTGCCGTATACATGCGGTTGGAAGGTGTGGACACAATTGGTACCCCATCCACTGAAGGAACCGCAGTATCAATTCCTCCCTTTGAAAACGTGGTACTTATAATCTTACCGGACAGCTCCATTTCCAATTCCATAATCATATCAGGTGTCGCATGGATTACAAGCGGGCCGTTGTACAGTTCACGGATTGCCTTGATTCCTTCCTTGATTTTCCGAAGGGCCGAAGTCCCGGTGGCTCCCGGTGCATAACCATAGGACACCATGCCAGCCTTCTTCGCCGCGATTGTCTCTGTTGCAATCTTACTGATACGGTATGCATCAATCTCAGGTACGACATACATGCGCTGGAATTCACCCATGACTGCGGCTGCCGTGGTCACAAAGTTGTTCTCGTTAATGTCGATTGGGTCAATCTGGAACTTACGTCCCCTGTCCTGGGTCATCTTCCTGGTTTCATACTCCAGGGTGACGCCGCCCTGCTGGTATCCATTGTCCCTGTCATAGTCACCCAGTCCCTGGACGGACATCTTAGGGATTTTCACCTCTGCGCCCCCATTGTACATGACCTGTCCGGCATTTGCATCCATCCAGCCTGTGACGGCCTCCCGGATTGCTACCTTATCCAAAGTGTTCTGAAAAAGTGTTGCTGTTGCTAATGTGTTAATTGGCATATTCTTTTACCATCCTTTCTTAAATTCCCATCATCAGGGATTCCACCTGTTTTTCCAGGTCTTCCGCTCCTCCTGATGGTGCCTTCTTTGGCGGGGTACCGCCTTTTAGTTTCTCTTCTACAGCCGCCTGCACAGCTTCCTGGAAGGCTTTCTCCACCGATTCAATAGATTTACTGCACGATTCGGCATCCGTGTAATTTAAAACTTCTGCAAGTCCAACAGGCAGCTTCTTTTCTGCTAATGTGTTCTTTGCTTCTGCCATCAGTTCACGCTTGGTTATGTCAGCCTCACGGGCCGCCAGCGCCTTCTCCTGTTTCTGCGCAAGATACTGTGCCTTCTCTTCTTTTGTCATTTTTGCCAGTTTCTCAGCCTCGGACAGCTTATCATCAGTAAGTGCCTGCCATTTCTCCTGTGCCTTTGCAAGGGCGGTATCAATCCCTTTCTGCACCCTGCGGTCAAACTCGGCCTGATAATCCTTGTTTTTCAGGACATCGTCAAAACTCTGCGGGGCAGGGTCTGATCCAGGCTCCGGCTTTGGTTCTGGCTCTGGTGTTGGGGCAGGGTCTGGCGCCGGTTCCGCAAAAAGCTGTAAATTCATCTTATGATACATTGGTTCTGTTCTCATAGTTTCTATCCTTTCCGCCCCAGTCTGTTCATACGCCCAGACCGTTGCATAAAAATAACACCCGGGAGAGTCCCGCGTGCATATTCTCTGTAATCATCATTCTACTACTTCCCATTTTGTAGAGAGCAGTTCCTCCATACTCTCTCGCCAAGGCCATCTCCCCAGCATTTGACTATCTACATACAAATATGGTTCTGTCATATCGCTGTATTCATCTGGAAATTTCATTCGTACAACTGAGTCTCTTGTCCAGTGGGGAAGTCTCATTCCCTTCCCATTTTTTACTTCTTCAAGCGCTTTTCCTACGGTCATCTCACTTCTTTTTCCTCCTTTTCAACTCCTTTTCTTTTTTCTCAGCTCCTTTGTTACCTTTGACATATTTATCATGCCACTGCTCATATGTCATGCTGGCCGGCACTGTTTCCGTCCTGCCAGTGACTGGATTCCTCGCCCTGCGCTGCATCTGAGACAATTCCTCGTCTGAGATATCACAGATAGTTGTAGACCGGCACCACGGATGCATAGGAGGGCAGTTAAGTCCTGGCTGCTGCTCTGACACCTTAAACCGTTTACCGTCTAATTTACGGCACACGGTTGACGTCTTAAGGTCCAGTGTAGCCACATAGATATATGTCTCAATGCCACACTCCTCATAGGACTGCATCTCCATTTGATTTGCTAGGTTACAGGATTCCGTTCGCACCAACCTCCGGGTATTGCTGGCTCCCTGGGCGTACTTGTTGGCTATTATGTCAGCCACCTCATTATCAGTCCGACCTGTAACCAGATTGATAAGCAGCTCCTGCTTTAAGTCCTGCGCCAATGCCCTGGTATTATGCCAGATGCGCTCTGAGTAGTTTGCTCCGGACCATTTGCTGTTAATCACCCGGTCTATCGCCTTGTGGTCTATCGTGGAAAAAGAAAAACCCAGCCCCGTCCGTTGCTGGATATCAAAGATGCTCTTATAGTATGCCTCGTTGGCAAGGTCTACATAATGGCTGGTGCTCCTGACCTTTTCCTGCTTATAAATCTGCTGCATGGTCATATCTATCTGGTTCTGGAGCTGCTGGAGCCGTTCAAGCCTTGCACGGAATGCCGGGCTTTCTAGTTCTGCGAGGATATCTGCTGCTGTCTGTCCTCTTCCTGGCGCTCGCAACGCCTGTTTCAGTTCGTCCAGGGAGGTCTTGTCCTTTAAA